AATATTATGGCTAGACGAGAAGTATTAAATGCAATCCTTCAATCTTTTAAAAAGTTAGGAGGTAACGTTAACGACGTTCTTGGAACTAAAACTAATGTAAATTTTTTAGGTAAGGGTAAATCGCCAGAGCTGATGTTAGACATGGACATCAACGAAGAAGCATTAGCTGTATTACCACAATCAAAAGCAATAGAAGAATTAACAAGCTCTGTAGGTTATGCAGTAGCTGGTAAGTTAAACGATATTCAAGCAAACAAATTATTATCTAATATGCAGAAGATGGAAAATGTTTATTTTCCACCTGCAGCGCCAGCTAATATTACAGACCTTGCTACAGGAACTAGAAACCTAGACAAAGAAGGTCTGATGTCATTAAGACGAACAGATGATTTACCGCCAGGTGATCCTGATTTACCACCACCAGGAAGTCGTGGTGAACCAGGTGATGTTGCAGCACCGTTTGCGTCTGCAGAAGAGACAATTACAAATTTAGCAAAAGCACCAACAGGTGAAGGTTTAGAAGCAATTAAAAATGTTAAAAATAATAATTTAATCATAAATGATTTAGTAAATAAAATTTATTTAAACGCAGGTGTTGCAGAAAACGCACAACCAGTGGTCAGAGCAAATGCCAGAGATTTTCTAAATAGAATAAAAGATCTAACTGATGAGCCAGGTAACCCAGCTCTATCAGATATTATGGAAGCAGATGATTTTAAATTTATGACCGAAGGTGGTGGCGGTGGTATGGGTGATCCATTTCTATTGGTGCAGAAATATTTTGGACCAAAAGTTGCAGCAGCGATTGCGAAACTTGATGGACCAAATGATATACAGCTTTTTGCTGAAAGATTAATCAGCATTAAAGATGCAAAAGGTAAAGGGGTTACCGATAGATTTTTTGATCCTGAATCTGTTGACATCTCTGATTTTGAATTTGCAGATGGTGGCAGAGTTCCGTTTAGTAGAGGTGGTGGCGCTGATGCTGCAGATATGTTTATACCACCTAAATTTTTAACGATGAAAGGAATATCAGAAGATCCATCATTAAAAGTTGGGGGCTTTGGTTTAGATAAACACGATGCTTTTTATGACAAATTTGGAAAGTTTTTAAATCCTCTGTATTTTATGGAAAAATTTTTAGAGAAAAGAAATAGAGATAATTATAAAAAAAATAAAAAAGCAGATGGCGGTATAATTAGAAGAGATGGATATATGGCCGGTATGTTAGTTCGTGGTGGTAAGATGGGTTATCAGGCTTTACGTAAATATGGTATCGAAGGTAAAGATATCTCAAGATTGTTTGCAAGTTTAGGATCTGACAAAAGTTTAGCTGGTAAAGAAAAGACAGCATACTTCCAACAGCTACACAAAGTATTAAGAAACCCAGATGCATTTCCAGATGAGATTATGGACATACAAAAACAACTCGGCCTAGACGTGGGACTTGGATTTAGAAATGGTGGTCTTGCCGGCATCCTGGAGGTGTAATGCCACGAAAAGATATTTTAGGATATAATCCTTACAAAGATTTAAAAACAAGTGATTATTCAAACATAGAATTTACATTTGAAAATGCTTCAAAAGAATTTCAAGAATGGTTTAAAAAAAACTATCCAGGTCAAGACTATGATTCATTTTATTCTGAAGAAAAAAGAAGAATAAGAAATCTTTTTGACACCGTTCAAAAACAAGCAGCCAATAAATTATTGAGAGAAAAAAAATTTGCACCGATTATAAAAGATTTAAATGAGTTTAATCAACTTGGTTTTTATCCAAGAAATTATTTTTCAAAAGGAAAAGCAGGTTTAACTTCAGCAAGACTATATCAGTTATTTGGAGATAGATTAAAAGATATTGAGCCCATTGATGCAAAATATTTTAAAGCTGCAAAAAAATATGCGGCAGCTCCTTTAGAAAAAAAACAAGAGTTTGGTTATAAAACCAAACTTTTAAACGAAAGTGGAATTAAAAAAAACAAATCAACATTTAGTACATTCAAATCAGCCCTACAAAGAATAGGTATTTTTGAAAATGAAATAATTCCAGAAGGCCAAAATTTAGTAGGTAATAGAAGAACTAGAGATGCTAAAATAACTAGTCAAAATATTGAAGCTGCTCTTGGTGGTCAAGACCTTTCTGCAGGAATAAAAGTGCCTGGTAAAAAAGGGTCTTATATTCATTTAATGCATTTAGCTGATAGAAGTGGTCCTACTCTTATAAATGAATTAGCTTATGGTCCAGGAGATTTAAATACTTTACTTGCAAATAAAAATAGTGGTGCTGAAAAATTTAGAACATCTTTATCTAAACACATGGATAAGATTGCCAAAAATTATAAGGGAAAAGAATTTTACAACATAAGTTCTTCAAAAGGATCTATCGATCAAACAAGATTTAAAGAGGCATTAGAATTAAAATTTGGAACATCAAAAGGTAAGATACCACTCAAAGCATATATTGATACAATCTTAAATGAAGAGGCTAGATTAATGGGTATGGCCACTGATGGTTTAATTACTATGAGACCTTTAGATCCTATAACGTTAGAACGAATGAATCCTGCTTTTAACACTCGTGGTATGGGAACAGATACAACTACAACTATCTTAGATGTTGCAGCAGAAAAACAAGCTGCAGGTAAAGGAAAGTTTGGAGCAAAAACAGCTGATTTAAATTTAACAGCAAACCTTGCTTTTAACGAAGTTAAAAATAATTTAAAAACAAAAGACATACAACCAATTATAGATAACATTGCTGCAGCCATGAAAGGTGGTCTTCAAAATCAAACCTATGAAGACATAATGGCGTTAGCTTCACAATGTAGCAAATTAAAAACGAGTGGTGTTTATAAATTTGGAGGAAGAGTAAAACTAGCAAACGGTGGCAGTCCTTGTTCAAATGTTGTTGAAGCAGTTAAACAATTACCTGATCAAGAATTTAAAAACCTTGCAACAAACACACCCCTAGCTACCAAAGCTTTAAATTTTTTAAAATCACCAGGTTTTAAAACATTTAGTGTAGCAGGACTTGCTGGTGGAGCTGCGGCTGCACTTGTAAAAGAATTTAGAAACGATGATCCGACAACTTATTTATCAAATGAGGATCAACAAAAAAACATGTTGGTTGATATGGTAACTCAACCTATCTCAACAGACATGGAAAAACCAGATATTTTAGATTATCAACTGCCTGCAGTCGGAGCATCACTAGCTGCATCAACGGCACTTGGTGCACCATCAACAATCAAAGCTAGTAGATCAAGAGGATTAGGTGTTGAACAAAAAGGATTAATAAGAACTAGTGGAAGAGTATTAGGTAGAGGCTTAGGTATTGCAGCATCACCTGGAGTCTTAGCACCATTAGCTGCATTAGATATCACAAGACAAGTGTCTGAAGGAGACTCACTAGCAGATATTGGAACAGATCCATTAAATTATACATACCCAATATTTGCTGAACAAACAGATAAATTAACAAGAGGATTAAGTCCAACTCTTAGAAAAGCAGCTAGACTTGGTATGTCTAAACCTGCATTAAGATTATTATCAAGAGCAGGTATAGCTGGACTTGGTGCATCATTAGCAATACAAGGGTTAGGATTATTAGATGACTAAAAAGTTAACAACTACGATACCGCCTCTTAGAGGGCCTCACCCACAGGGGTTGAATGTTCCTGGAAAAAAGACTATAGTGGTTTCGAACTCGGAGAAAAATAATGTCAGAAATAGACAAGTCTTTACCAAACGTAAAGCAGGAAATAGAATTACCTAGTGAAGAAGAAGTTGTAGAGGCTTCTCAAGCAAACATAGAAGAACAGGTTGGACCAGACGATATCCAAGTAACACAAGAAGAGGATGGTGGTGCAACAATTAGTTTTGATCCAGAGGCTGTAAACCAGCCAGGCACAAACGAACACTTTGACAACTTAGCAGATCTATTACCAGAAGAGGTTTTAGGAAGATTAGGATCTGATCTTTATGAAAACTACACACAGTACAAAGCGTCTAGAAAAGATTGGGAAGATGGCTATACAAAAGGTTTAGACTTATTAGGATTTAAATACCAGACAAGATCACAGCCGTTTACAAATGCAAGTGGTGCAAC